GAAATACATTATGCAATTTGGAGAGCAATCTCCCATCGAAATTCAGAAAGAAACCGAGAGCGTTGCTAGCTCTCGTGCCTCAGTCAGAAGTGACGGGTTGGAATCCAACACGTACACGGAGTATGACCATGAGGTTAAGTTCGAGAACATTGACGTGAAAGTCAATATCACCCGTGTTAAGGCTGATGACGATTATACGATCGGAGTCGCTAAGGGTGCTATTATGGCTGGCGCGCCGATCACTGTCCCAACCAACACAGCAGCTTCCACCATGCACGCCATGAAGAAGAGGTGCGACTTTAAGCCGCAGCTCCAGGACGTCTCCGCTTTTCGGCGGGGCCACGAGTTGTTGATGTCAAAGTTTGACCCTTTGGCAACAATAGTCATGGATGAAAACCTCATTTCGAGGTATCTCCGCAAATGTGCGGGTGGGAAGGCGGAGCGGCTTATGGCCGCCCTCGCAGAGCATCAGTTGAACAGTGATATGGCCAGGAAGCATGTGTTCGCGAAGCAAGAAGCACTCTTGAAGGAGCATCGGACACAACCGCGCGTTGTATATCAAGGGAGTGATATGTACAACGCTCTAACCGGGCCTATCGTTATGGAACTGAACGACAGGATGAAATCCGTTTTTTCCCTAGCCAATCCCAAGAATGTGGGCAATCGCGTCATATATGCATGTGGCGCGAGTGGCGAAGAGCTCGGGGATATTATGGAGAGTTCGCCTAGCCAACCGATCGAGAGTGATATGAAGAATAACGATGGAAGTCAATCTGTGGAATTTCGCCGGTACGAGGCAATGTTCTATAGGAAACTTGGGGCCCCTGATTGGTTTGTGCGTGAGTTCGCGAAGACAACAAAAATTAGTGTGTGGACACGTTATGGAGTGTCCGCGACTATCGAAGGTCAGAGGTGGTCTGGTGAGACGACCACCACTACCGGTAATTCTTACGTGAGCATGGCTCTTATGCAGAAGGCTATGGAAGAAGCCTGCATCAAGGAGAGCACAAACATTCATGGGGGGGACGACTACTTGGGCTACGTTGTTGGTGATGACCAAGCCGTCAAGTCGTGCATTGAGGGTGTTGCTTCAGTCTCTGGTATGAAGGCTGAAGTTGTCCCCCAGGCAGGAAGGCATCACGCAACTTTTTATAGGAAAAGGTATGTGAGAAGCCCCATCGGTACTCGTCCAGTCCCACAATTTGGACGTGTCTTGTCAAAGTTGAATTTGCGGCCCAACCGCAACGCGCAAATCAACGACAGAGATTACATGGCCGGCAAGTATTTGTGTGCCGCCTACGAACATAGACACGTTCCCATCATACGCGACCTGCTTCTCAGCACATCTGAAGCACTATCTCCAACCCCCTATCTCGATACACGTCAAACAAAATTGAACGAGATGGGGGACGTATCAAAGATCGGCGCAGTTATACACGCAGCTGCCTGCCACCCAGTTCCCGAGTTTGATGATTTTCTTTCCGAGGTGTACGGCATTAGTATCGACTCTCTTGTCGAGACATACCAGAACACCGCCCAGAGCGTACTCGACTACTGCGCCGGGTGGTGTGTGGTGGACAAGAGGGGAAAAATGCGGAATAGAAAGGATAATCATCGTTTCAAGGCCCCCGTCTTGGACAGTGACACGGTGCAGGCGCTAGTGCGCGTCGATGTAGGATGAAC